TAAGGTTTTACAAAGTCCTGCGGCTAAAAAAGATCCTAAAAAGTTTGATGATTCAGACTTTATGATGGAGGACGGCGGCGTAGTAAGTTTGAAAGACAAAGCGGTAAACATGAACCGCGGCCCACGGGGCATAGAGCCCTACATCCAATACATGAAAAATGGTGGAGAGCCCAAGTATGAGCAAGGACAAGATTTAGGTGATGTAGAAATGAGAGCAGATTTAGAACCTTATTTGTACGGAAATCCTCTAGCTAGACTTGGGTATGAGTTGTACAAAGAGGGTAAAATAGATATTCAAGGGGTTGTATCAGAATCTGGGGGAGGATCACAAAGGTCCTATGGACTTTTTTCAAAAGACAGGGGCGAGATTGGATATATTGCTGATCAAAGAGAAGACTCTCCCGACCCTTTAAGAATTTTGACACATGAGTTGGCACATGCTGCTATGGATTTTATAGAAGGGAAAGATCAAGCTGGAAGAGAAGGTTTTAATAAATATGGTAATGTGGACTATGAGGAGAGCATGGTTAGAGGCGGAGATGTTTTGATTGATCAAAGAAGTCCTTCAGGGGAGAAGTTAGCTCAAAATTATTTTGGGAGATTAAAACCTACCACGCAAGACATGAGAAAATTTATGAACGTATCTAAGGTTGCTCAAGAAGCTTTAGATAAAAAAGGACTACCTCCTGAAGTTATAGCTGAAGGGGACACAGGGTTTTCTGGTACATCTGGAAACAGGCTATTAAGTAATACAGATAAATTAAAAAGATTTTTCATAGGAAAATTTATGAATCCTGAAAGGAATGTAAATAATTATTTAAATCTTACTGGAGAAGATATACGAAAAGCCGAAGGCGGTGTTATAGGCCTNAAGGACAGGGCTGTTAAAATGNATAGGAATGTTGTATAGTACCTAAAAGGAGAATTACATGGCAAGAGAACCNATAGGCAGCATGATGGAAAATGTCCCATCTCAATTAGATGAGGATGAATTAGCTGCTGAAGTAGAAATAGAGATGCCTGACAGTCTTGACATGGGACCTATCCCAGAAGACGTGGAGATTATGGAAGAAGATGATGGAAGTGTTGTCGTTGATTTTGAGCCACGAGATCAACGAGGCACGACTGAAGACTTCTATGCCAACTTAGCTGAAGAGATGCCTGATGGTTTACTTGGAAAGATTGCGAGTGAGCTGACAGGTGAGTTTGACGAGAATAAGAGCGGTAGACAGGAGTGGGAAGATGCTTTCGCCAATGGTTTGGAATTACTTGGGTTTAGTTACGAAGAAAGATCCCAGCCGTTCAGAGGTGCGAGTGGGGTTACTCACCCGCTTTTGGCGGAATCGGCAACGCAGTTCCAAGCCCAAGCCTTCAATGAACTGTTGCCCCCAACTGGCCCCGTGCGAACTACTGTGCTTGGATCGAGCACTCCTGAAAAAGAAGATCAAGCTCAACGAGTAAAGGAGTTTATGAACTACTACATAACTTGTGTTATGGAAGAGTACACTCCTGAATTAGATCAGATGTTATTTTATTTACCGTTAGCGGGTAGTACGTTTAAGAAAGTTTATTATGATGAGAACTTAGAACGAGCTGTAAGTAAGTTTGTTCCAGCTGAGAATTTGATTGTACCTTACAACACCACGGATCTGGAAACTTGTCCTAATATTACTCAAGTTTTGAAACTGAGCTTAAATGATTTAAGAAAGCGGCAAGTTGCTGGTTTTTACAGGGACATTCCTGTTATACCTGCACAGGGCGAATCGGGAGCCCTGAACGATGAGCTAGAAAGAATAGATGGAATGTATCCATCTCAGATAAATTATGACTGCACTTTATTAGAATGTCATGTTGATCTGGATCTTGAGGGTTATGAGGAGCTAGACGAGGACGGTGAGCCGACAGGCATAAAAGTTCCTTATATTGTCACTCTTTCTCAGGATAATGGCCAAATTCTGTCGATTCGCAGGAATTTCAGGGAAGACGATGCAAAGAAGTCTAAGATACAATATTTTGTACATTACAAGTTTCTTCCGGGTTTTGGTTTCTATGGACTAGGACTAATACATACAATCGGTGGTTTATCGCGAACCGCGACTGCTGCACTAAGGCAGTTGATTGATGCAGGCACGTTATCGAACTTACCAGCAGGTTTCAAGGCCCGCGGCCTACGGATCAGGGATGATGACGAGCCCTTACAGCCGGGAGAGTTTAGGGATGTAGATGCTCCGGGTGGTGATATAAAAGCAAGTTTAATGTCATTGCCATTCAAGGGACCCGATCAGACCTTAATGCAGTTACTAGGCTTTGTAGTTGATGCGGGACAACGATTCGCTACCATAACAGACTTGAAAGTAGGCGATGGTAATCAACAGGCAGCTGTGGGCACGACTATAGCGATGTTGGAACAGGGCTCACGGGTCATGTCTGCGGTGCATAAGAGATTACATTATGCGATGAAATTAGAGTTCAAGCTCTTATCTAAGGTGATGTCTGAGTTTTTACCGGACGAGTATCCTTACACAATAACGGGTGTTGATGGCAGTATAAGAAGACAGGATTTTGATGACAGGGTAGATGTACTTCCTGTTTCTAATCCGAATGTATTCAGTCAGGCACAGAGGATATCTTTGGCTCAGACTAAGATGCAGTTAGCTACGTCAGCTCCTGATATGCACAACATGTATGAAGTGTTTAGGGACATGTATGAGGCTTTGGGTGTCAGAGATATAGACCGGGTCTTGAAGAGAACACCAGAGCCGGAGGCTATACCAAAGGATCCTGCTCAGGAGAACATAGATGTTTTGGATCAGATTAAGCTTACTGTTTTTGAGGGTCAGTCTCATGAAGCACATATAATGGCACACATGGTTTTTGGATCTACACCTCTTGTAGCTCAGTCTCCACAGATGGCGGTGGCGTTACAGAAGCACATAATGGAACACGTTAAGATTGGAGCTCGTGAAAGAGCAGCTGTTGACTTAATACAAATGGGAGGTGGTCAGGCTATATCTGAAGAACAGATGATTGATATGGAAGCGAAGACCGCTCAATATGTTGCAGAAGGTATGTCTCAGTTAAAATCTTTAAGTGCTCAATTAAGTGGAGCTGGTCAGCCGGATCCTTTAGTACAGTTGAAAGAGAAAGAATTACAACTAAAGGCGCAAGCAGAACAGAATGATTCTCAGGTAGACAGGGCTAAACTAGGGCTTGAAGAGAAGAAGGTCGAGCAGAGAAGCGAGCAGTTTGATAAGCGAATACAGAGCTCTGAGAGTATAGCTAAGGCTAGAATTGATTCGTCTATGCAACGTGAATTATTAAAACAACAAAACAACCAAGGAGGTCAAGGTGGCTAAAGAAGGTGATAAAAGAAGTGAAAAGGATTTAAGAAAAGAATTTTTTGATGGTCCAGCTTCAGATTCTATGAGCTTTGAGCAGTTTTTAATAAGAGAAGGTCACGGAGATAAAGTCAAACCTGTTAAAATGGCGGATGGTGGGGAGGTTTTTGCTCCTAATTCTGACTATTACAAGGATCTTCTTTAGAGGTGACCGCATTTCTTTTGGCATGTACTTTAAATGGAATAGCCACGGGTGGTATTCACTTTGAAGATGTCAATATCTGCATAGGTTTTAAAGACAAACTAAACAATCAATCTTTTATGAAAGACAATACGCCGCAAAGATATGAATGTATGTGTAAGTTAGTGCCTTTCGTAGACAAAGAGAAAGTGAGGGTTTACTAATGACAGAAGAAAAAAAGAAATTAATAAATTTAGACATTGGTCAAAACAGTTTTGAATTATCCTTGAGAATATTAGGGAATGAATTTGTTGCAATAAAAATTGGTTCTACTAACTTTAGCGGCAAACTAATAGCTGGTGGTATTTTATTATTATTTTTTACCTTAGTTTTGTTAGAAGGCTTTGGTTTAAATGAGGTGTTGAAACAATGAATGTAGAGACTTTTCTGAGGTGGAAAATCCTCCCAAGGTTAATGATGCTCGCCAGTACAGTTATGTCTTGGAGATGTGCTGAATGGTTTATGGAATTGGATTCTCCTACTGCCGCTCAGTCAGCTTTTGTATCTGTGGTTATGGGTGTAATGACAGGTGTGTTTGGTATATGGATGGGTCACGAACATAAAGGAGATAATAATGTTAACAGCATTGATAGGACCGGTAAGTAATTTACTTGGTAAGTTTATAGAAGACAAAGACATGAAGAATAAGTTGGCACATGAGGTGGCAACTATGGCAGAGAATCATGCACAGGAACTAGCTAAAGGTCAGCTAGATATAAACAAAGCAGAAGCTCAACACAAGTCAATCTTTGTGGCGGGCTGGCGACCATTTATAGGTTGGACTTGTGGTGTAGCACTGTGTTGGCATTTTGTATTAGCTCCTATAACTATATTTTTGTGTGCATATATTGGAGTTGCTATACCAGAATTACCTACATTTGACATGGGATCATTGATGACAGTGTTGATGGGCATGTTAGGTTTAGGTGGACTTAGAACCTATGAAAAACAGAAAGGTTTAACAAAATGATTAATTGGATTAAAAAATTATTAACTTCTTCTAGTAGAGATTTATCGAAGCATAGACTTCACACAACTAAGTATCAGGACTTGTGTATGTAAT